GTGGAAGAAATCCAACTGCAATACCAGGAGATCCTGGATATAGACCTCCATCAACAGGAGGAGGTTTACTTGAAGATACTAGATCTCCAATAGACAGTAGAGGATATTAATAATGTCATACTTCAGAAATTTTTCAGACTTCTTATACCAGTCTCCCCTAGCATCAAGAACCTCATCTTATGATTACATAAGAGCAAAGAATATATTTCGCAGAGCAAAGATTAGAGATGATATATTCCAAGCAGCAGTAGCATTTGACAAATATAATATTGCTGGAGAAGAAAGACCAGATCAAATTGCAAATAAACTTTATGGAAGTTCACAATATGATTGGGTTGTCTTAATCTCAAATAATATCATCAACCTTAGAGAAGAATGGCCTCTTTCTGATTCTGAATTTAACACTTACATATCAACAAAGTACACTGCTCAAGAACTTGGTGAGGTTCATCACTATGAAACAACAGCACACTTTGATGTGAGAGGAAAATTAATAGTTCCAGCAGGTAAAGTTGTTGATTCTAATTTTAGTGTTACCTACTTTGACTATGATGTTCAAGACCTTTCAATAATAGGTGAACCATATACCTTTGATTCTACAACTACAAGATTTGATTCAACTCTTGTTAGATTTGATATGGATGAACAGATAGAAGTTAGACAAGGAAAATCATACACAATAAATCCAGTAAAGTCTGTCAGTGTATATGAGTATGAGATCCAGAAAAATGAAAATAAAAGAAATATCTATGTACTAAAACCAAGATATCTACAGACAATCATTGATGATTTAGATGAGATTATGAACTACAGTTTCTCATCTCAGTATGTAGATAGGTCAACAAAAAAGGGAGATGAACTTAGAGTCATCTCCCCCAGGTGATCATTCTTCTGCCAGTCTTTGGAAGTAACTCAGAGCATCATCATCTTCATCATCAGAAGAGGATGAACTGCTTTGTCTCTGGGACCCACCAAACTTTCCCTCAAGAACTTCTTCCCTAGAGGGAACAGGACCACGATCATCATCCTCATCATCAAAGGATTCATCCACTTTAGGAGCAGACTTTTGACCAAGGACAGACTTGAGACGATTATCTAGTTGTTCATAAGACTTGAACTTCTCTGGATTAACAAAGTCTTCAAGAGAATATGCTTTCTTCCAGATACCCTCCAGAACATCATCATCAAAGTCACCAAGAGTTGAAGTAGATTCAAACTCAGACTTGTCATAGTTCCAGTAACCATCTTTCTTGGTGATCTTCACTTTGAAGTTTGCACCATTCCAGAAGTCAAAAGGATCAATGGGAGTTTCATCATCAAACTCTGGTTGCATAGCAGCAGAAATCTTATCAAAGATCTTCTTGCCATACTTGAACAGGAATACCTTACCCTCATTTTCAGGGTGTGCCTTGTCACTCACAACATAGATGTTGGAGTAGTAAGAGAGTTTACGCTTCCTTTGACGTACAATCTCTTGGTTTGCTTTGCTGCCAGTGTTCCACAACTCACGGTTTGCTTCACACACTGGGCAACTCTGACCAACAGTGGTCAGACAGTTATCAATAAACCATCCACCAGTTCCTTGGAAAGCATGGTTATAAACCTTTGCCCAGGGAAGCTCCTCATTGGCAGGAGCAGGGAGGAAACGAATAACTGCAAATCCATTACCTGCTTTGTCTACTTCAGGTTTCCAGATGCGCTCATCAGCACCACCTGCACCTGAACTATTCATCTTCTCTACTTCTTGTACCAGTTTAGAAGTCAGAGAACCAAGCTTGGATTTCTTTTTAAGGTCTGCAAAAGACATTAGATTACCTCGGATTGAAAGGATTGTTTGGATTGATCTGATTGATCACAGAGACATCATACCTCAGGGAGATGCCCCTGTCAATGTATTTATCTGCCTTTGGTGGCAGTTCTCCTGAGACCATCAATGGTAGATCTCATAGACTTGAACACCTCAGAAACATCTGGGTTTGTTCCAAATCCTAATATTTTTGCAGACTCTATCATCTGCTCCTTCATCTTTAGAGCATCTGGATCATCTGATAGTGTGAGTCTGGTATAAATGATTTGTTGTTTTTCCAGGAGTTCATCAAGCAAATCAATGTGAGCAAGTTTTTCTTCTGTGCTCATGGAAAAGAAGGAAGGAATTTCTTTGACAATTTTTCTTTGAATGTCTGCAATAGCATCCATTTCCTGCCTAACCATCTTTGAATCGAAAAATGACATATCAATCTCCTATAATTGTGTCCTTTAAAATCTTCTTGTACTTGAACACATCGATATTTAGAAATGGTGTATACTTCTTGATCTTTAGAGAAACAGATTCCCAAATTGGATCTAACAATTGCTTGTCAAATTTATTCCCGAACAGGAATATTTTATGGTATATCACTAGTGTTTCAGGTGAAATGTTCCTGATCAGGAACTTTTTCAATACTGGTGGATGTCCCTTAGAACAATCAAATGCTTGGTCTAAAGTATACTCAGAAAAAAAGTTTTGAGTCTCTTGAGTAAAAAGATACTGCAAACTTTGCTGCCTCTTATTCCACTCCTTATAGTGTCCTTCCCCAAACCTAATGACATTTCCAATCCACAAACTGTTGGGATCATCTGCTTCTACAAAATTAGCGATGTAGAAGTTTTTAATCTCCTCATCGCTCTTTTGTCTGCTAAGTTTTTCAAACCAATACTTATCTTTTCTTTTATTAAAAGATTCTACTGATGCTCTAGACTTACCTGCATATCTATGATAATCATATTTCTCTTTACTAAAGTGATTCTTTAGTGCAAGGTATTGCTTGTAAGCATCAAATGGTGTCATATCAAAAGTTTTGCTCTGGATGTTCTCTTAAGAAAGTTTAAATTGATAGCATCACACTTCAATTTTTCCTTGAGTGGTTTGCTTACTAACTTACCAATAGAGTCTACCTCAATGTTGTTCTCTTCGCAATAGTGGATTATTGCATCAATATAGTTCATGTCTTTATTGACTTTGACAATCTCTTCAATGATCTGAGAAAACTTTGCTTGACACAAAAATTTTGATTCTAATGCAGACTTTAATTTACTTTCCATATTCTTTTAATTTTGATTCTATAAAATCTTTAATGTAATGTGTCAGAAGTTTCATGTACTTAAGTTTATCATACTCTTCATAGACAACGCAATCCCCATCTTCACATGCCATTAAAATAACAAGTTTCTTAACTGGAATGTTTGTTAATTCATAGAACATGCAAGCATATGCTGCTGCTTGAACAAAATAATGTTCAATCCATTCTCTAGGTTTTGCTTTCTTTGAAGTTTTAAAATCTATGATTGATAGTTCACCATTATATTCAGCAATGCAGTCTACTGTTCCTGCAATTCCTAATTGCTTACTGTATAATGAGGACTCAAGTGCATAGATATTATTTATCTTTTTTAATTCTGGAGTAATTATTTTAAATAAGTGCTTTGCAATTAAAGATTTTTCAGGTAGTTCAGGAATATTCATGAGGTAATTTTCAACCAAGCTGTGCAGATCAGTACCTCTACTAGTTGCTTGTTTGTTTACTCTGTTTGCTTCTTCTTCTCCTACCCTTTTCCTCCAGTCTTCAAAGATATGTTTATTATGATGACTAGTAACAGAAGTAATGGAGACAAGTTTCATCAACTCATCTCCATCAGGGATTTTATAGTATCTTACACCATCAATAGTCTCCCTCTCTAATTGAGGGAGATTAATATCAACATGATTAAACATTAAAAACCTGCTGCCATCTTATTAACGATGTAGGATTTAACAAGACCAGATCTAACAATATCCTCTACACCAAATTCAATTGATTCAAACTCTGGCATTCTCTGAATGATTTTCATAAAATCAAGAATACCATTTCTTTCATTGGTTTTAGTGAGGTCAGATTGTGTGGCATCACCACAGAACATGATTCTTGAGTTATCCCCTACCCTGGTAATTATACTATCAAGTTCATGGAAGTTCAAGTTTTGTGCTTCATCAACAATGATGATTGAATTATCAAGAGTAGTACCTCTGATAAATGAGGTGCTCCAGAAAGTAACTGTCTCCTGTGACTTCAGGTTTCCATAGAGCATCTCAAAGTCTGCATCAGTTGGCATTTCAAACATGTACTTAACCATGTTCTTATATGGAATCTGATACAAGGCAGACTTGTCATCATGATCTCCAGGAAGGAAACCAATTTCTCTTGTAGAAACCAAAGATCTTACAACAACAATCTTTTGGTATGGAGTGATTTCACTGAGAACATCCTTAAGTGCTAGGTAAAGAGCACAGAATGTTTTTCCAGTTCCTGCACATCCATAAACAAACAAGTGTTTATCAGAATTGTATGCTTCAAAAAGTTTCTTTTGGTTTTCAGTTACAGGATTAATATCAAGAAGAAGGTCAGTATTAATAGGTTTCCTTCTTTTCATCTGCTTTGCAGTCATGCCAATACCAATTGGCTGCAAATCATTTCCTCTTCTTTTTCTTGCCATTAGATTTTCTTTACACGTGAACCAGGGGCTTTTGATGCTTTAGCAAGGACATCATTCCATCCAGGATTTTTAGAGACTAGTTTATTCCTCCAGTCTCCAGTTTCTCCTGGACTTGCACATCCTTCAGACCAATCTCTTTTCCATTTGGGATTGTCTTTATACCATTGCTGAATGTCATTGACACTCATTTCAACTTCTTTCTTTTCCCCAGTATCAACATGAATAACAGGATAAATTGCCATAGGTTAATTCAGTTACAAAAATATTTATTATGCCCATTCAAGAGCTTCTGAGACTGATGGGAATTGTTCTTTGAAAATTTCTTTACAGTCAAGAGCAATGTCCATATGTTCTTTCTGTGTTCCATTTGCAGAACGCAGATTGATATAATGAATCCAAGAACGACATGAACCTGTCATGTAAATTCTTGTTGGAGTTGCCAGGGGCAATACAAACCTTGCACATTCCTTTGCTACTCCATGAGAAAGAAGTTGCTTATAGAGATTCATACCTTGAGCAAAGTACTCTTGAATCTTACCTTGGAGTTGCAGTTTTTCATACTCACCAATGTCATCAATAGAGTTTTGACGATTCTTAGTGTCCTGTCTACGAAGGTCAGGAACAGGAATGTAATCACTCAGCAAAGAACTATCAGCATATCTCTGTGAAAATTCTTGATATGTGAAGGATCTATGACGTAAAATTTGAGCTGCGATACCACGATTAGTTTCAATTTCAAGAGTCATACTAGACTGCTCAAACACACTCCAATGATTATGTTTGATACAATACTTGAGGAGACCAGAAAAATTTTCATTGTCTTGATTGGCAGGATTAGAGACTCTGGCAATATATGCCATTGTCTTTTCTGCATCTGGAGTAACTGAAATTAGTTTAACTTTCTGAGTCATCCTTTTCTCCTTTCATGTGCTTGAACATCAATGCCTTTTGGGCTAATTTTTTTGCTTTCCTCATGTATCTGAGTTCTCTCTCATCATACAACCAAGGTTGCCTTAAAGCAACCTTAGAGAGTCTTATAGTGTCTTCAAATCTCATGGTCAATCTGGGTATCCATCATCGTCAAAAACCTCATCATAATCTGATAAAGGTGTAATTCTATCTTCCCCTTTGGAAGGAATGTATGAAGTTGCATCTGAATAAACTTCAGACTTTAAACTTTCAACTAATAGCTCTAAGTTTCTTACAATTAGTTTTAATTTTTCTTTTTCCATGGTTGAATAGTTTTGTCTATCATAGTACAAAAAAAGGGGGAAGTCAATTCCCCCTTTGGATTATTTCATTGCCATTGCAAGTTGTGCATTGTAAAGATTTTTTTCTTTAATAATTTTCTTTTTAATTAAGTCCAACCAATTCATCAGAAAATACCTCCATAGATATTTTCTTTTGATTCCTTATCCATTGTTTGAATAGGATAATAATGCTTACCACGATATACATGGTCAATTCTATCAACTTGCTTATGCCAATGCTTAAACTCTTCCTTTGGAAGATCAGTATTATACTTGCATCCTCTGTAGGTTGCTTGTGACATGGATTTGCTCCTTTACTTTAGTAAAAGTGCGTTCCTTCGGTATCCCTACTTCCGTTTGCTATTTGCAAATAGCAAATGAACGTGCTTTATGTATAAGAGTAATTTTGTAAAATTTGATACAGTTTAAGATGATAAAATTTGCCTACAATGTTTTCTGCAAGTTTGTGTATCTTCATCACAATCAGTTAAACATTCAAAATAAGAATTCATTATCTCATGTTGATCTATAAATTCATCTAAAGTTGTTTCCAATCGCCTCCACCCAGCTAATTGATTGTAAGAAATAAGGTTGTGCATAATAACCTCCATGCACGAAAAATATCATAACAAAGAGTTTTCTTTCATTTGTATGACCTCATTATTATAGCATATATATCAGCATTTGCTAATAATTTAGCAATTTAGCAATAAAAATTTATGCCTAGTCCCTCTGTCTCCAATCTTCTGGTTTATCTTCTGTCCACCACTCTACCATATCATCAATGCTATCAAATCCTTTTTTACCAAATCTCTCATGACCCAATCCACCAATATCTAACTGATTGAGAAAGTCATCCATCTCATTCATTTCAGGATTCTCTGCTCTTCTTCTTGCTTGTCTAAGAATGGTGGCAGCAGACCTATTTGACTTTGCTAATTTCTCTGCCCAAATAATATCTTCTAAACTTACTTCTTCTTGAGCAACAATTTTTTCACAGATTGCCTCAAGGCGAAGTCTATATTGTGTAGAAAGCATTGCAATCTCCAGTTATAATGGTATTTATTTTATCTTTCTATGTAACTTAAAGTATGATTTTGAGCATACAATTGATGGATAATCATATCACAACCAATTTTGGGATTGCAATCTCCACATGTATATACATCTACTGCTGCCTTACCTTCTTCTGGCCAAGTATGAATACTAATATGACTCTCAGAAAGTAAACAGATAACAGTTACTCCCTGAGGATCAAACTTTTTTGAAATGGTTTGAACTACAGTAGCACCACTTGCAACTGCTGCACACTCCAAAAGATCTATGAGACATCTTTCATCATCTAAAAGAGTAAAAGAACATCCAAATAAATTTAATAAGTAGTGCTTGCCCATTTCATTTTTTCTTCTTTTGGTTTGGAGGACTCCAAACTTTGGGATTAGATCTTCCCTCAGTCTGAGTCATGTTGATTAAATCTTCCCTATAATTATCCCAGTAGTAGTCAAATATATCTGCCCTTTTATTTGCTACTACTATATCAAAATGAGTCATCCCATCTTGTAGGTACTCAACTAAGTATGCAGTACATGGCAGACTTCTATCATCTGCCAATGATGCATCACAATCTCTATAAATTATTTTCACAATTTTAATTCAATACTAAATTTGGAAATGCGTCTTGAACAACTGCTTTTGTAATCTTATATCTTTTGTGAAGTTGCTTATCCTTCATGTAACAAAGTAATTCTGCTTCAGAAGAATGCAAAGCTTCTAGAAGTTGGATGAACATCATCTCCTTCTTCATCTTTGTAGTGCCAGTGACACCTTTAACAAAGTGATTGAACTTTCTCCATTCATGAATCAGTTTAGAATGCTCAGTTCCAACTGGAGCATCATTAGGCGTATATGGAACTTCTCCTTCTGGGAGGTCTGATTGAACTCTTGAATCAAAGTTCCAAGTAAGAACTGCTCTTAGTGCAGGTGAATCATAGTGCCTTAGAATTTGAATCTTTTCGTCTCTAGTTTTTGAATTAGAAACTTTTTGAATAACTTCAGACACCAATTGATCTGGTGGCAATTTCATAAGTAAATCTCCATTTAATAATCTTCTGTTTCTTCCTCCTCCATATCACCCTCAAATCTAAAGGCAATAATTTCATCAGGAATTACATTTCCATCTTCATCATACATCTCAGGATGTAACCTAGCAATTTGCTGGGACCAAGTGTGCTCCCTATAAACCCATCCAACTAATCCTCCAACCACTAATGACATTAAAAAGAACATTACAGAAAAAACTAGGGTAACTGCTACCATTGTCCTACTCCTCTTTATTGTGAATTCCTTATATCAAAGGAAAAATTTAAGGAGATGGTTACTTCTTTTTTTAAGAAGGAAACCACCTTATCAAAACAAAATGAAAATGTTTTTTTCTTAGGCTTCCTCCTTCTTAAAATTAACTCAACTCCCCTGTTTATCTCAGGAGATTCTGGATTATTTATAGATGACATTACAGAAGAGAATTTTCAGCAAGATACTTCACAGTCTCTGAACAACCACCTAGATGCTTATCTTCCATGACCACTTGTGGAAATGTAGATCCTTGACCAAATTCTGCATAGAACTCTTCTCTTGTAAAGTCAGTTCCAAGTTCATAGCAGATTACTGGATATCCTTTCTTCACGCTTAGATCTGAAAGAACTACTTTAATTTTGTCACAATATGGACAACCTTTTTTACTGTAAACTGTAAAATTCATAACTTTAAATTCTTACTGGGTGTGGTCTACGTTTATCTGACTTAATAGCACATAACCATGCAGTTGTCACTGCAATATTATCTTCCCACCAATTAGTTTCCAGTCTAAATTCCTGGAATCTAATATCAGTGTTTCTAATAAATTGTGCCTTTTCTTTTCTGGTGTAATACCAGAAACTATTTTCATTCCAAAAACTTACATGAGTTGGATCTTGCCATGCTCCTCTACCATCAGTAGAAGGAACCTCAATGAATGCCCAACCACCATCACAAAGAACTCTATGGATTTCTCTCATAGATTTAACTGGATCTTTCAGATGCTCAAGAACATGGCTGGCATTAATAACACCAACACTATTGTCCTCAAGAGGAATACCATCATTAAGATCACAAATAATATCAGCATCACACTGATCAATAGTTATATATCCAGGTCTTGGGAATAACCCTCCACCAATATCAACCTTCATCAAACCATTAAGATCTGCATCTCTTTCAGCAAGTGCTTGACCATATTGATGGAACAATTCAAATGTCTTAATTTGAATGTTATCAATTCTCTGTGTCTGAGTATTGTTGTTGTCTGGCAACCATCTGTAGTAATACAGAATCTTGTCTATGAAATGGAATTTTGTATTCAGATAAGATCTGATAACCAATTCATGATCATCACAGATATTTAAATCTGGATTATGTCCACCAATTTCATGGTAGAAACTGGTTCTCCATGCTCTCACATGGTCAGGAGCATACCAAATAATACCAATGCTATGAGAAGTTGCAGGAAAACTATTAATCTTCATAAAAGTTTCCCCTCTAAATTCAACCCACTCATTGGTCCAACCATTGGTGGAGTTCCAGGGAATTTTGTATTGATCACCCCTCATGTCATATTGAACTTCTTCACTAAAAGCAAATCCAACTTCTGGATCTTGGAAT